GCCATTCCGTCCGGTCTTGACGATCTGCTCGTTGAGCACGGAGTCGGTCGTCACCCGCTTGAGCAGCTCCCGCCGCAAGGTGGTCAGATCGGAACCAACCTCGTCGGCCTGCTGTACGATGAAGATTTCCGGGTGCATGCGAACCATGGTCGGCCGGTTGGCGGGCCGCATCGACAAGTCGGACGCATCATCGGTTTCCTCGTCGCCGTCGAACACCAGCGCCGCCGGCAATTGGTCCTCCGGGATCTCGATATTGTTGCGCTGGGCAAATTTAATATTCGGAATACTCGCCACCACCACGAGCAACCGGGCCAGGATGTCCTCGCGAACGTCAACCAACGGAGTCGGCTTTCAATGCGAATCTAACCTCGCCCATATCCTCGCCGTTCGGGCTGCCACGCAGTTCCCACGAACGAACGATCCAGGTCCGGCCGTTGAAGGCCAGCACCGCATCGGCATAGTTGGTGCGCGCTATGCCCTTTTCGGCGAGCTCGGGAATGCGGGCAAAGGCGCCAGGGCCGACGCTGCGCACGTCCGCCGGCGTGCCGCCCCCGGCTGCGATCGGCAGCACGTTGGGCCGCGTGTCGTCGATCACGGTGATCGCTACCTCGGCGCCATCGCTCCCTGCCACGCTCAGCACCGCCGGCACGCCGATCACCGCATAGACCGGGTCGTAGAGCAGCTCGCTGCAGTCGATGGTCATGACACCACGCCTCTTTCATCTAGGCACGACGATCATACAAAAATGCGCATGTAGGCACTAAGCAAGCCGGTAACCGTATCGGTTGCCGCCTGCAATGGCGCAGTGGGTGCGGCCTTACCGAGCACCTGCAGCGGATCGTAATATTGCACCATCGTGTCGCCATGCCGGACCAATCGGACGCCGCCGGTGGCGTTCAAGCGCTGCTGCATCCGCGCCGCCTGGATCAATAGCATGGTCGCCGCCTTGAGTGCCGGCGGCGCGGCGTCGGGCAGCAGATAACCGCCGCTATAGGTCACGGTGACCGGATCGGTCCAAGCGCCGTCGATGCGCATCTTGCCGGATTGTGGCTCGAGCTCGTAACTCGCCGGGTCGAGGACATTTCCCCGCGGCGACTCCACCGAGACGACATCGGCGTCGGCGACCGGATAGTGTGACAGAAACAGGCGCGGACTGTCGAACGACGTCCCGTCGCCGCGCCAGGTTTCGGCGACCTGCTCGTAGGCGAACACGCGCTGGCACATCGTCGCGATGACATCGCTGTACTGGTCGATCCACATTTGCAGTTGCGTGTCTTCGCTGGTATTGGCCGGCGGCAGGCCAAGGATGCTCTTGACTTCATCCAGCGTGACGAGCGCATAGCTGTCGGCCGGCGTCAGCACCTTGACCCAGATATCGGCCATCAGCGCGCCTCGTGAAACTGTTCGAATAGCGCGCGCAACTCCAGCATCGGCGCCTTGCTGTTATCGGACATCACCGGCTGCGCCGTGTAGGCCTCGCGGTCGATGCGCCATCCGATGATGGTTGGCCCGGTGGAACCACGTTCGCCGCGCGCGCCGTCATCGCCCTTTGGTCCGGGCTTGCCGGGCTTGCCGGCCGAGGCGATGAGCTGCCAGCCCTCGCCCGGACAGGCTCCTGGCCCATCGCGGCGCGCGATAAAGCTCGAGCCGCCGAGCGCGACGATGTCGAGCGCCGCATAGGTTTCGCCCTCGGCGAAGGTGCCGCGCACCATTGGCATACCAGCATCGCGGCCCGGCCGCGCCAGGCAGATCCAGTCCGCGTGACCCGGCGCTTGTCCGGTATCGCGGGTGGCCTGGTAGGCGCCGCCGGCATGGGCGACGACGGTGCCCGCGTAGTGGACGACGCCGGGTGTCCAGTCGCGCGCCACCGGCAGCGCCCCAGGCTTGCCCTGTGGGCCAGGCTCACCGTCCTTGCCGTCGATGCCGGCTCGTCCCGCCGGCCCTGCCGGTCCGGTTTTGCCGGCTTCCCCGCGCTCACCGGTCGGCCCGCGCTTGCCCTCTGGCCCTGGAATTCGTGCGAGCGTCCGCACCTCGAGGAGCGCGCGCTGCGCGACCGCAAGGCAAGTGCTGAGCCCGTCGAGCAGCGAATATCCCAGGGGGCCAGGAGTGCTCATGCTGCCAACATCCATGCGATAGCGGCGGCTTCGTCGTCGTCATGTTGCCCGGAACCAGTGCCCACGAGATTAACGATCATGCCTGATCCTTTGCCGTGCGTACCGACGACGCCCGAGCCCGTAGCGCCGGCTCGGAGCAGCACAATCCCGGCGCCGATCCGGCCATGATTGCCGGTTGCCACCGCCTTGATTGACAACCGCGCCGCACCAATGCCGGCCGATTCGGGACAAGGCGCGATCCGAACCGGCATAGCGGCGCGGGCGCCAACCACAACCCCATGCGCCTCGCCCTCGAGCCGCGGCAGGATGCCGTAGCCGGAGCCCTCGACCGGGAGCGGCCGCTCGGGCGGATAGTAGCCGCCGCCGCCGACCACAACGACCACCGGGACCGGCACGACACCGGCGAACGCCGCGGTATCCCCGCCCTCGCCGGCCTCGATCGAACCGATGATCTCGCCGGCCGACGCAACGGTACCGGTTGCCGCAAATACATCGGCCCCTTCCGTTGCGGCGAGCGAGCCGAGCGTTACGACTGTCGCGGCAAATGACCCAATATCTGCGGACTCGGTCGCAGCCAGCACGCCGGTCCAAACCGTAGCAGCGACCGCACCAACAAACGATGCAACGTCACCTTTGTTAAGTGCGTCGACGGTCGGCGTGCTGGCATCGACAGTCGGTGCAGTAGCGTCAACGGTCGGTGCAAAGACCGATGCTTCAAATGCAGCTAGCGTGCCGGTGGACACGGTCATGTCACGTGCGTGATCGTTGCCGAGGTCAGGGTCTTCGTAATAAATTCCTTGAGCGTCAGCGGCGGCGCGCCCTCGATCGCGCGCAGTCGGTTCTCATGGTCGTAGAGCACGGACGTTTCCGGCGCGGGCTCGGGCGGCACCGGCTCGGGCGGCACGTAGGGATCGGGCACGCCGCCATCAGCAAGCCATTGCTCGTACTCGGCGCGGTCGCGATTGGCTGGATCGTTGGGAATGCACGCGCCATCTGCGGTGCGGATGATGACGTCAGTCGCAGTGAGTTGATATTCGGACATGGTTCATAGTCTCGCGTCTGCGGTATACGCGAAGTTAGTGAAAATCGAGCCGGCTATTCCATGCTGTACAAACGCGAATTTGTCTTTCGCGAATGCGCCGCCAGATATAGCACCGCCCGACGCCCACCCAGCAGCGTAATATGCCACCTTATTGGCGGCGCCTACATTGTCAAAAATCGTGACAGTTGGAACCGCTCGCTTCTGAACATACGGGACGACCTGACTAAACGAACCCGAAGAGTGGGCAAACACAAGCTGGTCAAGCCCTGCCGTCCAACCACCCGGAATCACCCCATAATTCCATGAACTTTCCCAGTACCGCTTGCACGTCACCAATTCCTGATCGAACGGCCGCATGATGAATGCCGAGCGCGCGGCGGATGGCGCCTCGATGCCGGGTAGGACGACGACGCCGGTGATGCGGAAGGCGTCGGATGTCGCAGCAACCGCATTCACCTGTCCTGGCGCAGCGGAATAGTTTGCTGCCAACCAAGTATTTGCCGATGGTGCCGTTGCGCTAGAGCCTGCCGCCAGCGCAAAAACAACATTCATTCCAACCGTGTTGTCGGTAGCCCAGACGCCTGCTGTGTCGCCCGGAATGGTGACGACATTGTACTGACTTACGTCAGCAGCACTCTGCGTATAGGTAAAGGCATAGCAACGATTGCCGGCGCTGTTGAGAATAGTGCCGCTGTAAAGGCCCGGCCTGTGGTGGCTCGTCCAGAAGCCCAGTGTAATCGGCTGCGCATTTGCAGTGCCCCACGCTAGCCGGGCAACGCGATAGCCTTCGATGGATTGATAGATTTGTGCCACATCGGAAGCGCCGAGCGAGACTTCTGGCGTTTGAACACTCAGACCCAATGAGCGAGCAAATCCCGCAACAATATACGACGTCTGCGCAGCAGTGATCGCCATCGTGCCGACTAAATACAGCCTCCAGTTATCGCAAGGATAACTACCGTTAACGGTAGTCCCGCTGGCAGCTTTCTCTTGACTGACATCCATCGAGCCGTTGATCTGCATACCGTTGTAGGCCAGCGCGTCCAGCGGCGCGGCGTAGGCATATAATTCAGTGAAGTTGGCATTTGTCTTGACAAACGATGTCCGCAGCGGATCGCCGGTGCCGTCATTAGCGGCAGAGCCGATGTTGATGATTTGCTGTGTCATCGGTCAGGATGAGTGAGTAATACTGCCTGCCGTAATGGTCACGGTCTGGCCTATGCTGATCGTCGTGCTGTTGAGATTGATATCGGCACCACTCGTGCCGCATGTAAGATTATTCACTTTGGTAGTGCCGCCGCCGTCCTTGATGCGCGCAACCGCCGCGGTTCCGGCACCGGCCGCAACGCCGGATTTTGGCGCTCCGGCCATGGTGATCACGCCGCTCGATTCCGTGAAACTCGGATCGGACAACGTGATTGTTACGAGCGTTGCGGCAAACGATGCCGTACATATCTCGATATAAGCAGGCGAAGCATTGGCGTCGATCTGCAATATCGTGGCAGCCATGCGCGCCGTCTTCGTCGCTGCATCGTAGTTGACCGCCATTATGCCATCCCCAGACGGAAGGATGTGATCCGCACCGGGCCGTTCCGATAGATTCTGGTGGTGTTGAGCTTGATGACCGCATCGGATTTTTCATCGCCGACATCGCAAGAGAATACCACGCTGCCGGCAGCGGTGAGGATGCGCGCGGTCGCGGCATTGCCTTGCGCAAGTGCGGCGTCTTCCTCGGCGATCTTGTTGAATACCAGCTCGCCGCCTTCGGCGGTATCGGCCGCCGGATGGGAGAGTTTGAGCACCGCGAGTATTGCTCCGTTATCCGCCAGCAGCGCGATGGTGCCGCCGTTCATCATCTTGCCGAGCGTGTCGAGCATCTCATTGGCCGCGGCTTCCGAAAGATTGACGGTCACGGCTGCGGCTCGTCATAGATCGGCACGAGCGCGCCGTTCTCGTCCCGCTCGATGCGCAAGACCTTTGATGGGCGCTCGCTCGCGATCGGCTCCTGCAATTGGCGCGCCG